GACTAATGGTGTAGATAAAGACGCAACAGAAGCATCAGTAGGACAACAGTTAGCTAACTTAGTTAATCCTCCTGTAGTAACACCTCCATTACCTTGGTAAAAAATTATGACAACTGTTAATCTATCCTCGTTAGCCCTGAGGCACAACCTTTGCCTTGGTAAGATTTTTTAACCAACCTAGGAGTATTAAATGAGTGAACACACGAAAAAAACTCAAATAACTGTAGATGATGTAACTTACAATTACGAAGATTTAACACCTGAACAACAGAAATTGTTTAGACATTGCGTTAGTTTAGATTCAAAAATAAACTCTGCAAGCGATAATCTTGAGCAATTAATGGGTGGTAAAGAGCATTTTATTAAGAAACTGAAGGATTCTTTAGAAAGTAAATAATGGCAGAGATAGACCCTATAAAAGTTGGTGTTATGTGGCATAAAGTAGAGACTATGGAAAAAGAAATCTCTGAATTGCGACAAGATGTTAAAACACTATTAGCAATGGCAGAACGATCAAAAGGCTCATTATGGGCTGGAATGATGATTGTCTCAGCACTTAGTAGTTTTGTAGGGTTTTTCTCGCATTACTTTACTGTTAAATAATGGATACATTAGACATACTAGCAAAGATATGGCCTCTGTTAGTAGGCTTTGTTACGCTAGTTATTGTGCTTGCCAAAATGGATAATAAAGTATCTGTTCTTGAAGAAAAAGTAAAAACTTTGTTTGAATTATGGAACAAAAAGTGATTCAAGACATCTTAAAAGCTGTATTACCTATTATCGTAGCTTGTTTAGCATGGTTATTAGGTCAAGTATCAGACTTTTCTACACGACTAACTAAAATTGAAGGGCAAATGCCAGCTTTAATTACTAAAGAAAATGTACCTACAGATAGCCCAATTAGTGCAGAGGCAAGACATAGAATGAGAGATGAAATTTATAAAGATATTCACCAGTTACAAGTTAAGGTGCAACTGCTCGAAGAACGAGAAAAAATGGGGAAAAGATAATGTTTGGAATAGACGATATTATTTCTGTTGGCATGAAGGTTTTAGATAAGGTAATACCTGATCCAGAGCAAAAGGCCAAAGCACAATTAGATTTACAAGAACTTGCTCAAAAGGGTGAATTAGCCCATATACAAGCAGATATTGATAGGTTTAAGGCAGAGGTAGAGGATAGAGACTCAGCTAGGAAGGCTCATGCTGAAGTTGCTACAAGTGCCAATTCAACGCAATTAGACAAGGCTGTAGTGCCTCTTTTAGCCCTTGGTGTAGTAGGACTAGCATTTATGTTAATTGCAGTTCTAATGTTCGTAGATACCCCTGATAATCAACAACAACTAGTTATCTTTGCACTAGGTTTTGTAACGAGTGCTGCTGGTCAAGTGCTATCATTTTATTTTGGATCGAGCCAAGGTAGTAAAGACAAAACTAAAGAAATGGAAGGCATGGTAAGAAATGCAACTAAGTGAACATTTTAGTTTAGAAGAATTAACAATAACTAATCACAGAGAGTTTGACAATACTCCTAATAATGCGGAACTTGAGAACCTTAAACGCATGGCAGAATTTCTTGAGGAAGTTCGGTCACTTTTAGGTAAGCCTCTATTAATTAACTCTTGCTATCGGTCTGAGCAAATCAATAATTCAGTTGGTAGCAAATCCACATCTCAACATAGGGTAGGCTGTGCGACTGACTTTCGTGTAAACGGAATGACTCCTGATGAAGTAGTTAAGGCCATTATTGCATCTGACCTTAACTTTGATCAAATAATCAGAGAATTTGACAGATGGACACATATAAGCATCCCAAACTCAATTCATAACCAACCACGAAAACAAGCCTTAATTATTGATAAGAGCGGGACACGCTTATACAGTAGTGAGGCTTGAAGTCTAAGCATATCTTTATCTGTTTCAAAGTAAGGCCTTGGTTGATAATTAATTCCTATTTGTAACCCTGTTTTAGTTGTATATGGTGTCATGGTTTCTTCATCAGTTTATACATCTTAAACTTGCGACTTTCGTGCCAACGATCTTCAATGATATAACCTTTGGCTCTTAGTTCACCGACTCTAGTGCTTAACTTCATAGTCCCTGCTTTATGTAGTGCATCTAAAGGACTAATCCATTTGTGTAATGCCTCAACAATTAATTGGTACTGTGTCATATATTCTCCTCATAAAAAGCTAAATATTCGTCAGGTTTTAAGTTCTTAGGTTTATGAAAAAATACACGATTCTTTAAGTCGTACTCCTCCATAAATGCTCTACTATTCTCTAGTTTAATTTGATTAATAACATCCTCAAGAGCATAATTTGGTTTGCTCATATTAGGATTTTCTACTCCATTAATTATTCTAGGTCTAGCTGCAGCCTTTAACTGTAATTTTTGTCGTTCTGTAAGCATAGTTGTCCTCAAAATGGCACATCGTCAGGGATGTCAGCTAAAGATTTAGGAAATGCATCTTTAACAGGCTCAGGATCGTTTAAATAAGCAATTAAACAACCATCTTTAAGAGAGAATAATGGAATAGTTTCCAATTTCAACATAAGCCCATTTTTAGTCTCTAAAATGATTCCTATTGATTGATACTTCTTCTTAGCTTTTCCATCTTTATCTTGATACTCGCTAACTGCTGCTTTCAGATACCATTTGATTGCCATATTATTTCTCCTTAATTAAATCTGGCAAAATTGCCATGATATTTATAACGCATTGCATCTGCTACAAATTTTGCTACATCTTTATCAAAATAACTTCCAAAACTTTTCATTTCTTTATTTACTCTAAAACTAACACGATATTTTTTTGTATTTTTATCTAAACGAACTCCTTTAATTCCAGTTGTACTATTGATATTTAATTTTGTGTTATACCCATTTTGATTTCTTGTTGCTGGTCTTAAATTTTCAATTCGATTATCTGAATTGTCACCATTAATATGATCTATAAATTTTGGGCAATAACCATGATGAAGTTCATAAATTATTCTATGGACTTTATATTGTTTTCTTTTAAAACCAACTCCAATATAACCATTGTTGTATAAAAACCCAGCTTTTTTCCCTATTGTGTTTTTTCTACCATGCAATACTTTCCAGTAAAGATGGCCATCACGATATTCAAAATATTCATTAAAATCCATTTCATTTACCTTTCATTATCAATTCAACTTCACTATTAACTTCATCTAAAAACTTTATAATTTCACTTTCCATTTCAGCAATATACTTATCATCCCTATGTAAACGCTTAACAAATAGCTGACTACAATCAGGAAATCTGCTATCAAAGCTAACATAATCATTCCATTCACGACCTGTACAACTTAACTGTGCCATCATTTGAATGTAATATTTATTGGGTATTTCATTGACCTTAATTGTTGCCCAATGCGTACTACTGTTTGGATTCTTAATTTCAACAATTCCATCTGTATCTATTAATCCGTCTGGGCTACAACCAAAACCCTTTATTGTTGGGTGGTCTATAAAAGCAACTTGATCAACAAAATTGTTACTTTGAACTTCATAAGCTGCCCTTGCTCTAGGTTCTTCATCAATACCTCTTTGCATTATTTCTGAGGTGTAAGAAGGCTCTATAACCCCTGTAACCCTTTGTAACGCTAATTCTATTAAATAATTACCTCTTGATGCTGAAACACCTGTTTTAGTCTTAGCTAGAACATCTGCTACTCTACTAGCTGTGACCTTGCCTCTACGAATCTCAAGCCAGGCATCGCTACCTTGTTCTACTTCTCTATATATTAATGATTCAGTCATTTCTCACTCGCTTTCTTTAGCAATTCACAATCATCAAGTACTTTTGTCAAAATTTCGGCAATCTCATGGTTTCTTAGTGCCTTGTTGCCACGCTCTTCACCAATGGCATCAGCGTATCGTTTCAATTCGTTTTTCAACACTTCTATTTCAGCCTGTTGTTGCCGTAGCATGGTGGCGGCTTGTTTAGCAGTTTCATAATCACCAAATGGTGCGCCATTTTCTATCCAATCAGCTAGTTCGTTTGCAGTCATTTCTCACTCACTTCCTTTAAAGAACACCACACGATTGGTATTTTATTGTCAATACAAAGTTTAGATAAATACCTAGCATATTTTCTTTCTCCTTCAAATGCCTTTCCTAACGACTCAATCTCAACAACTTGTTCTATAACTAAATTATGCAACGATTGTATTTCAGCAGATGTATACAACGGACTTAATTTAAGTATTGAATCAGGGGGAGATTCTTTAAAAATTACCCCACCATCTGATATATAAGCTACTGGTTTCATAACACATCCTCCTTT